CTTTATTTAGTTTATAGAAATGAAACAACCTAGTTAGTCCCGCTGGTCCTTCTCGGACTATAGGTGTTTTAAAAATATATTCTGCCATTTGTCTCCTAATGAACTTACTCCTGAGTAGGGAGATTGCTCGCCCTACTCAAGCGTCAATCAACTAAGCGATTGATGAACCGGATTCAATACGGTACAATGCTTCTTCACGGTAGCGAGCAAAGCCAAGTACGCCGTACCAACCCATTGGGCGATGACGCATTAACTTGTCAACAACCGGACCGACAACTACGTGTGGCTCTTCGGCAACTGCCTCAGCCAATGCTTGTTGTCCGCAAACGATTGTGCGGTATACCTTAGCGGAAGATGCACCGTCTGTAGCAGTGTACAAACGATTTGATTCTACGAAGAATGCTCCTTCGTAGTTACCAATTTCTCCAGCCCAGATACGGTCTTGAGTTGCACCATATTGGTTAGGAAGCAACCAACCTGCTGAACCTGTTTCTGCACGAAGGTCGTGAGAAACTTCTGGGTGAACACCAGCCCAGAATAGGTTTGCTTTGCGTCCCTTTGCGTTGTTTCCACGCAACTTAGCAACAGCCTTGCGGATGTTTGCTGAGGATAGGGTTGCAGCAGCAGTAATTGTTGCTGTTGATGTAGCGGTTGAACCTGAGTAAATTACGTTGGTTCCGCCACGAAGTGTTGTCATAGCAACCTTGTCAATAGAATCTGCAAGGTTATATGCAATGATATTTGCGATTGCTGGGTCTACATCAGCAAGGCTGAAGAGTTCCAACGCACGAGTTACCAACACAGAGTTACCATACTCAGCAAGAGTAATGGTTACTGAAGTTGGTGTAGATAGTCCTACTGCATCTGGGTCAGCATCCTCAGTAAGGGCTGATGTTGCAGCGGAAAGGTCAACATAACGTTGTAATACAACGGTTGAACCAGGGATTGCCTGACGGGCTGGACGCTTATCTGCGACTGAACGAATTAATGGTTCAGAACGAAGAGCGAACTCTAGTAAACGGTCATATGCCTTTTGTACTAGACCAGCACCACCAGCGGTACCTCCTAAAGAGGAAGAACCTGTTGATACATAAGTGTTAGCCATTCGTCACCTCCAAGTGACTAGAAACTATGAATTAGTTTGACTGCGACCTAAGTAGATTTAATAACTCATCCATTGATTCTGCATTATCAATTTTAGAACTTAATTCCTGACTTCGGTCAGGTGTTAATGCACCCTGTGAAACTACATCTTGTTGGCGTAATGCCGCCAAATCTGATTCGTTTACTTTAGGAGCATCTGTGTTGACGGCAATGCCAAACAAATCTGCGTTATCGTCAAGCCATTTACCAACGGACTCTTCGTTAACTTCTTCAATGTCTTTAAGCACTAACCGTGCAGCCTTTAGATTTACACCTTTTTTGGAAAGTACTTCTTTGACTGTTCTTTCCCGTTCAACTTTAGATAGACTCTCAAGTTTGTCGGTAAGTTCCTTGATACGTTTTTCATCCGCTCTTTTGGCTTTCCTTAGTTTCTTAACTAAATCATCGCCAGTCAATTGGACTTCCTGTTCAAGGTCGTCTTCTTCGTCTTCCCAGTAATTGTTGCTCATAGCAACTATCCACCCTTCTATTCGTTGTTAGTCGCAAGCCACAGGTTCCAATCGGGGAATTGGTCTGGCTCTTGCTACCAGTCTTATACACCTCACGGGGCTGGTCGGTCCGTGTAGGGAATCTATATGGCTCCTGCTGAGCCTGAACCTAAGGAACTTCTACCTAATCCAGATGCTCCTTTAAATGCTGATTCTTCTCTTTCAACAAGTTTTAATCTCTTACGCTGTTCTGAAGCCAAGCCTTTGAATGCTTCTTTTTCTGCTTCAGTTCCTGTACGATATGTCTTCAAGTAATATGCATCGATTGGGCAGCTTTCTCCAAAAGTGGTTGGACAAAGAGCGGTAACATACTTGCCTGTAGCGTTTGAATTCCAACCGTGATTGTAATAATGGAAGATTGTTTCTTTAGGTGAATTAGCATTAGGAACAAGACGAACTTGGTATGTATTGCCTGCAGAAAACTTCATAATTTCCTTGTAAAGGCCATTGCCTCCTCCCTCGTTCTTGTTGTTTGAG